CACTGCTGGGTGTTTGTGCATAGGCTATGTTGTAATTAGCGACAGCGGCGGGAGCAACTGTGGTATATTGTACGGCCACGTTAGCATCAAATTTTACATAGGCCACATTTGAGCTAAAAATACTCTGACTTAAGGTATCTAGATTACCACCCAACTGCGGGGCTTTGTCGTCGTAAACAGCAAGTGCATAGGCACCAGTGGTAAACGAAATATTTCCATAAATGGTGCCGTCGTTGGTCAGGCTCCATTTTTTAAACTGTTCTCTGTAGATTAACTGCACATTTGCTGCAGATCCACGATCTACTTCAATACCGGCAGTCCCTAGAGTAATTCCGTTGCTAACTTCGCCGCTATTCAAAACTATTAAATTATCAGTCACAGCCAAATCTGTTTTGGTAACTTGGGTAGTATTTCCGCCCACTAGCAAGTTACCGTTAACAAACATGGTATGGGTAGCTACAGTTACATTGGCTAGCCAGGTATCTTTGTTGGTTATAGTATAATCTGAGTTTATTCGTTTTACAGCGGCCATTGGGGATATCCTCGTTCAGTGTATTTATGCGTATACAAAGTTTGCTGATTTCAAAAACCCAGCTATAAATATCTACTTTAGTGAGCGCAAAATGTCTGAATTTCAAAAGCAATTTCAAATAAAAATGACTAAAAATACTGATAAGGAACTAGAAGAGTGGTTATTATCCACTACTAACTTAGAAACGTTAGAAAGATACTTACATATCAAAAATTTACATAATAATAGTGTCCAAGAAGCAGTAGCCTGTGGCGATGCCTGGATTGACAATCAACTTGAAGTTGCTAATATAAGTTGGCGATCCAATGAAGTGCATCAAACTTATATAAATCAATGGCCCGTTGAAGAACACAAATTTTATATGCAAGTATGGAACTCATTTTTAAATAGACAATAAAAAACCCGCCAAAGCGGGTTTTTTGTTTAAAACAATTGCTATTAACTTGCGTCAGGAATCTGTACAAATCCTGTAAAACCTGCTGCTGCGTCTGTTGCGTACGGGTTACCGGTTGTGGGCGATTGACTCCAATAACGATACTTGTTACCAGCAAAGTCCGAAACCCAGCGATTGCTGATACGACTGGCAAAGAAACCAACTTGCAGTGTATAGTCACCACTTGGAACGTCTCCGTCTTGGCTGCTAAACGCAATAGTAACATTACCACGTCCACCAACAGTTGCATTGATAGCTGTAATAACCACGTTACCACTGATACTTTGAGCAGTTGCGCCCATTACGTTTGCACCAACTTTGATGCCGCCGCCAACGGCACCAGCGATATCGTAACGTAGGTAGCTGGATGTTTGTGCACCAGCTGTGTCAGCAATGTTACCCGTGATAACTGCTGTATAAACAGGAACAGATACTTGTCCAACACCGTTAACAACACCACCGTCTGGTACCATGCTGGGAACTAGTTTACAAATTCTTACATTGCGTCCTTTGGCATCTTGCGATAGGCCTGCGGTCACTGTTGTAGTGCCATCGGTACACAAGAACTTGTGTGCACCTTTTTGTGTTAACAAACTACCGTCAGTTGCACCGTTGCCAATATCAACTTGTGCATGAATCTGTGGACCTGCTTGTACGTAAATACCACCAACGCCGCCAGGATATCCTGTTACACCACTGCTGGTAATTTGATTTGGACCAGTATATCTATCTGTACGTGTTGCGCCTGTTCCTGTATTACCAACGGGGGTTTTACTAATCTTTAATTTATTTGACATTTATTTTCTCCTTAATGTTGTAGCGTTCTAGGCCACCCGAAGTGTCTGCTCCGAGAATTCAGTAACTGAATGTAGTATTTATTGTACCCAACAAAAAAGCGCCTTACGGCGCTTTAATGCTTCCCATCCCGAGGAATTTAAAATATTACTGGAATGATAGGTTACTAACAGCAATTTCACCTAGGTAGTCGGCAGCGTTACCAAACGAACTCGCAGTATTAGTGAGCTCAATGTATCCGTAACGTGTCATGAAACCAACTACTGGTTCAAATGTTGCTGGATCTAGAACAACACCAGAACTCATTAGAGGAATATATGGGCAGTAGAACGCGGCTGCATCAGCCTCGCTTGAACCCTTATAACCAACTAATACTGACTGGCTGTCATTTGCATAGCTGTCAACATAGATACGCATAGCGCCATTCAATGTACCAACAAACTTGGTGTTTGTAGGAGCTTCGAATGTACCTTCTGTTGTACGAGCAAATGCTGAAGTTGTTGCGCTTTGTAGAACGGTTAGTGCTGCTGGACTAACAACTGCCCAGTTACCAGCGCCACGACGTGTACGTGAAGCGATTAGGTTTGCAGTACGATTGATTAGAACAGCTAGTGCAGCGTGTTCGTCACCAACGAAAGTTGCAGTACCAGAAACAGCAGCTTGATCAAATGTGAACTCAGTCGCTGCTAGGCTACGCAATGAACCTAGAATTTCTTGGTCAATCTCAACAGTGATCTCTTGAGCCAATGCTGCCATGATTTCAGCTTCAATATCTAAACCGTGCATAGCTTGAGCATCTTGAGCTGCCTCAAATGTCCAACGTGCGCTTAGTTTACGTGTCTTAGCTTCAACAACTTGTTTCAAGATTTGAACGTTGATTCTGTTACCAGGTACACCTTCAAGTGTGCTTGTGCTTGCGGCACGACCGTTAGTAGCAGTGCCACCATTGGTTAGACCGGAGTAAGCAACAGCAATCTTGAATGGTGATAGTGCTTCATCACCAGCTGTAGTGCCAGTAGCGTATGGGCTAGCTGAGTCAGTAGTGTTGTCAGCGTAACGTACACGTAGTGTATGAATCTGAGCTACTGGACCAGTCATTGGCTGAACACCAACGATTTCGTTAGCAATAACTGTTGGCATAACACGACGAATAACTGGTAGAATTACGCGGTTTAGTGTTGCAACGTTTGAAGCAGCAGTGGCACCTGCAGTTGCAGATTCCATCAAGTGCTTGCGGGTGTTCTCTAGGATTACACCCATTGTGGTTCTTTTAGAACCGTTTAAGCCTTCAAGCAGAGCGTCTTTAGTTTCGCCCCAACGGCTTTCTAGTAGTACTTGTGACATAATTTTCCTTTTCTCCTAATTAGGGTTTACTTATAGCCCTGCTAAACGTTTTAATTCAACAACATTATTAATGTTTTCTGAATTTTCAGCGTTAGTCTTAGCAGTCTTATCTCCAGTTACTTCTGTACGGCTTTCTGCTAGCACGGTTTTAGGCTGTGCAACAGGTTTGGCTGTATTGTTCAGAACAGCTGGAAGATACTTTTCAAATGCTCCCTGCAACTTAGCAGTTTGCACACTTTCAAGAAGTTCACTCATTACTGCAGCTTTCTCCTTGTTTAAAGATTTCAATAAAGCGTCAATTGTTTCTTTACGCTCTGTTGATTCTTTAATAATTCTAATCTCTTTGTCTTTTGATTCAACAATCATTGATGCCTGTTCAGCTTGAGCTCTAGCTTCCGCTAATGCTTGCTCTTTGGCAGCAACAACAGCCTGTAGCTTACGGATTTCTTTGTTCTCGTTTAAATGAGTAACAGCAAATTCGCTTGCAAAGGCTTCAAAGATTTGACGACCAAACATGTTTTCACGTGCCAGGTGGATGTCTTCTTTGAGCTGAGTCATTTCCGACTCTAGTTTATTGGCAATTGATTCTTTAACTAGTTCTGCAGAACGAGCAATGAAGTTCTTCTGTAGTTCAGCAAGCTTAGTCTTGGCACCGGCAACGAGACGAACTTTTGTCTCAATCACTGCCTGCTTGTCTTGCTCAAACTCTTGAATTTCTTCTGCCAATTGTTTGATAACAAACTTTTCTAGACCAGCAACGCTGTTCTCGTATTGTTTGCGATCTTCACGCAATTCTTTAATTTCTTCAGCCAGTTTCCCAACTAAGAAGTTATTGAATTTCTCAGCACTCTCTGTCATGTGAGTTTTAAATTTCACACGATCTTCTGCTAGAGCTTGTTTCTCCGCAGCAAACTCTTCAAGTTCACTTTGTAGAGATTCAGTTACCATTTTGTCTAGAGCTTCAACCATCACTTGCTTGTCATGTTGATAGCGTTGGGCAAATTCTTCGCGAAGTTCTGCACGAACAGTCTCTTTGGCTTCAGAAAGTCTAGCTTCCCAAGCTTCATTGATTGCTTGTTGAGTGTCTTCGTTAATGATGCCACTATCTAACAATGGTTTGATAGCATCTAACATCAGGTTTCTCCTATTTTAACTTAAGGTCATTGATAAGGCGAGTTATGCCTTCTCTCAGGTACTTCTGTACTTTTTGATCTTGTGTAGCATCACGAGCTACATCTAAAACACGGTGTCCGTGGCGCATATTCATAAGTCCTTCGTAAATCGCTTTTGGATATGCATGAGGGGCACTGGGTTGTGCTACTATATCAACGGTAATAATATCAAAACCGCTGACATGTCCGGTACTTTCGTTTACTTCTCCGCTTCCACGGCTACTAACACCTAACTTGACACCACTAGTAATCATTGCCTCAACAAGTTTACCCATTGGCGTTGGTAGAATCTTTAGTTTACCATGGCCACAAGGACCGTCCATCCACATACCTTCAATCATATGTGACACACGATCCAAATTAATCTTTAAGTCATCAGGGTGATCAACTTCACCAAGGACACTGTGACCTTCCTTGATTTGTTCGTTAATCTGACTAACGGCTTTTGTTATTTCAGAAATGGGATAAACACGTTGGTTAGCATTCTTCACACCGCCCTCGATGAATATCCCTTTCATATACAGATTCTTACCTTGACCGGTTGTGGAGTCCTCGGTAAGGACTTCCATCTGTGCCCGATCAAAAGTAAGATTCTCTTTTAGGTACAAAGCCATATTATTGCCCTAATTAATTACCGCCGCCTTCAATGCTACGCTTGTTTGTAGGCACTGATCCGTCGGTTGTTTGCCCTTCGCCTTTTTTAGCAGATGCTTTGGTATTATACCAGTCTTGAGCACCTTTGTTACCGCCTGGCTTATTAACATTGCGTTTAGCAACATCAATTTCCTGTGGGTTCTTGACTAGCTTGCCGTCTGCTTTAAACTTTGAGCTTGTTCCATCTGGATTAGCATCAGCACCTTGACCACCTTTGGCGATATTTTGTGTTGTGCCACCCATGTCGTTCTTGCCTGCTAGTGGGTTCTTGGTGTTACCAGCTGCTTTATCGCCGCCTGCACCAGTACCAACTGGGCTGAACTCTGTGTTACCAGGAGCAGCA